AACATTGTTACAATGGATTATTCAATCCGTTGTCTTGAAAAACTCGGTAAAGCATTTGAACAGTTCTTTTACTTTCCTGGTAACCACGACTTATATTACAAAGACAAAAGAGATATCCAGAGTGTAGAATTTGCAAAACACATCGACGGTGTAACTGTGATTGATGAAATTACAACAATAGGCGATAGCACAATGGTGCCGTGGCTTGTTGGTGAAGAATGGAAAAAGATTCCTAAGATTGAAACAAAATATATGTTTGGACACTTTGAACTTCCAAACTTTTACATGAACGCAATGGTACAGATGCCTGACACAGGCGAATTACAATCTAAACATTTTGTACATCAAGAGTATGTGTTTAGTGGACACTTTCATAAAAGACAAACACAAGGTAATGTAACATATATCGGAAATGCGTTTCCGCACAACTATGCAGATGCATGGGACGATAAACGTGGTATGATGATATTAGAACATGGCGGAGAGCCACAGTATCTTGATTGGGAAGATTGTCCTAAGTATAGAACAGTAAAACTGAGTCAACTAATTGATCAAAAAGATACACTATTAAAAAGTAAAATGTATCTTAGAGTTACACTTGATATTCCAATTAGTTATGAAGAAGCAAGTTTTATTAAAGAAGAATTTATGAGAAACTACAGTTGTAGAGAACTTACATTAATTCCAAGTCAACAAGATGACGAAATAAACAGTGATATTGATATTACAAAGTTTGAAAGTGTAGATCAAATTGTTGCAGAAGAAATTAATGCTATTGATTCAGACAACTATAATAAGCAAACGTTATTGAACATTTACAACGAGTTATAGAATGATACTAATTAAAGACCTAACAGTTAAGAACTTTATGAGTGTGGGTAACCAGACTCAAGCAGTTAACTTTAATAATAAACAATTAACCTTAGTCCTTGGAGAAAACTTGGATCAAGGTGGTGACGACAGTGGGTCACGTAACGGTACAGGTAAGACCACAATCATTAACGCATTGAGCTATGCGTTATATGGTGTGGCACTAACAAATATTAAACGCAACAACCTTATTAATAAAACTAACGGCAAAGGTATGTTAGTTACTCTTAACTTTGAAAAGGCAGGAGTAAATTATAGAATTGAAAGAGGACGTGGTCCTAACTTGTTGAAGTTCTTTATCGATGAGCAAGAACAAGACATTGAGGATATGAGTCAAGGAGATAGTCGTAAGACTCAAGCAGACATTGGCGAACTACTACAAATGAGTCATGAGATGTTTAAGCACTTGGTTGCGTTAAACACTTACACAGAACCTTTCTTAAGTCTAAAAGCAAACGATCAACGTGCTATCATTGAACAGTTACTTGGTATTACTATACTTTCTGAAAAAGCAGAAGAACTAAAAGTCAAACAAAAAGAAGTACGTGATGCAATCACGGAAGAAACTGCACGTATTAATGCTATACAAACAAGTAATGATAAGATAGGCGAAACTATTAACAGTTTGCAAATTAAAAGTACTGCTTGGAAAACGCAAAATGCAAAAGACTGTGATCGTTTACAAACAGGTATTGATGAATTAGAACACTTAGACATTGAAAAAGAACTTTCTAATCATGAATTGCTTTCTAAGTGGGAAGAAGTTGATGCGTCAAGAAGAAACTTGACTAAGGAAAAGGCAACACTTGAAAGTGCATTATCGCAAACAGATAGACAGGTTGCAAAAACAAGCAAGGAACTTGAGCATCTTGATGAAGCAACGTGTCATGCTTGTGGACAAGATCTGCCTGATGAAAAAATTGATGAAATACAAAAGAAATTAGAAGAAGAATATGCTGACACTATGTCTTACTTGATGGAGATTGATACAAAGTTTCAAAAGGTACAGACTAAACTTTCTGAGTTAGGCGAAGAAAGTGTAAAACCTAATACGTTTTATGAAACTGCAAAAGAAGCATATGAACACAGAAGCAATGTTGATAACTTAAAACAAGCACTAAAGGCAAAAGAAACAGAATCAGATCCTTACATTGATCAAATTGAAGAATTAAAGAACAGTGCTATACAAGAAGTTGATTGGAATTCAGTTAATGATTTAACTTCTATGAAAGAACATCAAGACTTCTTGTACAAACTATTAACAAACAAAGATAGTTTTATTCGTAAGAAAATTATTGAACAGAATCTTGCATATCTAAACAACAGACTAACAAATTACTTAGATAAGATTGGATTGCCGCACAGTGTTGTATTCCAAAACGATCTAAGTGTACTAATTACACAACTTGGACAGGACTTAGACTTTGACAACTTGAGTAGAGGTGAACGTAATAGACTTATACTTGGTATGAGTTTTGCTTTCCGTGATGTATGGGAAAGTTTATATCAAAATATTAACTTGATGTTCATTGATGAATTGATTGACAGTGGTATGGATACTGCTGGTGTTGAACAAAGTCTTGCAATACTTAAGAAAATGGGTAGAGAGCGTAAAAAGAATATCTATCTAATATCGCACAAGGATGAATTGCAAGGTCGTGTACAGAACGTACTTAAGGTTGTAAAAGAAAATGGATTTACAAGTTACGCAAACGACATTGATATTGTACAATGAGCATAAACGACGATACACACGATAAACTAACCAAAGCATATTTGGAGTATTTTAAGGAAGTTGCACTTTTTGAGAAGCATGGCGGAGAACGCACCATGCAATCAAGCCGAAAATGGCTCAGAGAGATACGCACACTGGCTAAAATACGTATGGATGAGATCAAATCCGAGTTTGATGCCAAAAAAGAGGCTCGGAAAAAATCTTAAACGTAAGTAAGTTCATGCAGTGGACTTATAAAGGTAAAGAAGTAAAAGAAATCCCAGACGATATAGAAGGGTTTGTGTACATAATCACAAATCTTACTAACAACAAAAAGTACATAGGCAAGAAGTTAGCAAAATTTAAGACCACTAAACCACCACTTAAAGGCAGAAAGAACAAACGCAGAGGACACAAAGAGTCAGATTGGCGTGACTACTGGGGAAGTTCAGACAAACTCAACGAAGACGTACAAGCATTAGGCACTGATAAATTCACAAGAGAGATACTTTACTATTGTAACAGTAGAGGCTTGATGAGTTACCTTGAGGCAAGAGAACAATTTGAACGCCGTGTGTTAGAGAGTGACGATTATTACAACGGAATTATTAATGTTAGAGTTGGCGGTTCAAAGATTCTCAAAGAAGCACTTAACAAACTATAGGCTATAAACAGCACATAAGGTTAGCGGGCCAGTTTACAATACCGCCGAGCAAAAAGTCCCGTAGTAAGGACACTCGTACACGTTGATCGACCACCATTGTGAGGAATCCATCAAAAGAATTGGGACCACAGGTTGACGTAGATTGAATGCTGTCAGTCGAAGAACACAAACACAGTTCATAAAAACTCCTTAGCAATAGGAACGAAGCGGGAGGTAGCGTTAGCGATGTCGACGTAGGTTGGGAAAGGTCAGAGCCCATTGAACTTTGTGTATAAACAAACACCTACTTCCAAGTCTTGGCTGTGACGAGCTCACATGATGTTCAAGATTAGATGGAACCAGCGAGTAGGTTCCGTCTGACTGAAACAATCTACATGATGCTAAATTGCTTCGCAATTATTATATCACTTATTAAAAGATATAATGTTTGAGCGTAAGCGAAAACATAGTTGCTCAAAGAGCAACTTATAACAATTTAGTATGTTTTGATATTCAAACAGTTCTAATCGTATAGATCAGGATCACGCCCTAATCCACTTGGTCTTTCCGGATGTACTTCAAGTACTACATACTCTTCATCTGGTCTGACTTCTTTAAGTTGTTCCACAGTCTGAAATGCTTCACTCTGCGAAAGTGCTGATATGATCGCATTCTTAGGAACAACAACATAATTTGTATCTGCCATCGTAAGATTATTTAAAAGATATTGAATAGAATAAATAGTTATAGTTAAAACAAAGGACTTATTGATGAAAGTAACGCAGATTATTGCTGAATCCACTAAAAAACCTGTTTCCGAGGCGCCTGTAAACTTCTTAAAGCAGTATGGAAAGAAGGTAATTGCTAAAACAGCCGCTAAAGTAGGTGCAAAAAATTTCGCGGCGGGCGTTGCAGGCAACGTAGACACGGGTGCTGAAGCAAACGAATTGCGTAAGAACTGGCAAGCACACCAAGGTAGCATTGGTGGTAGCATGAAGGCTAATGATCCAAAAGAATTTAAAAATTGGCTAATGAATAACGGATTCAAGGACAAAGGTCCAATCATTGATAAAGCAATCGCTGATGCGGCAGGAGCCGGGGAAGGTGCAATTGAACCAGGAAGTGTTGTTAAAAGTAAATCAGGACAAGATGTTTTAGCAGGTATTGATGGCAAGCCTACCATGATCAAACCTAACGATGAAAAAGGCAAAGCAGAAATTGTAGCATTGGCTAAGAAAAAAGGTATCAAAACTGCTGGCGGGAAAAAATACGACGGCGGACCATTTAATAAGAAAGTGCTTGATAAAGCATTACTACAAATAGTACAAGATTCAAAAAAAGCGGCTCCACAAGATGGAGAAGAACAGCCTAAGCAAGATGATAAAACACAACAGCAAGGACAACAACAAGGGCAACAGCCAGGAAAAACAACACCAGCGCCTGCACCAGCACCAGGACCAAAAGGTCCAACTGCAACTGAATTAGACGCAGATATTAAAAGACAATTAGACCAAGCAACCAAGGGTGAAAAAGATTACGCATTGAAAAAATTAGGATCTGGTACAAAACCACCAGCACCTAAACCAAGTGCAGAAGTGCCAGGCAAGAAACCAGCACCAGCACCAAAAGGAGCAGAAACTCCTCAGAAACAACCTGCACCGGTTACTAAAACAGTAACATCAAAGGCGGCACAACAACAGCAAGGTACTAAACCAAGTTATCCAACTGGTACTCCGGACAAACCGGCTAAAGCACCAGCAGTACAGGGAGCCGATTAATACTATGAAACTACAAGAAGTAACAGCATACAATCTTAAGTCAGAAGCAATATTAACAGAATCTCAATCATGGGAAATGTTAACTGAGCAACAAAGAATTTATGTAGGTTCATGGGAAAAGAATGTTTGGCCATTAGTTGAGCAGTACAGCAAATTAATGGAAGCCGATCTTAAACCAGATCAAATTAAAAAGATTTTCCAAGATGCTGAAAAGGTATCAATAGAAGGCGGAGAGAATATGACTGCCTTAGGCAAGGCAGGTAAAGTAACTGCTGAAGTCTCGGGTAAGATGAAAGCAGAAATTGATAAGTTAATGGATGCCGCGGCAAACAGCGGACCTGTTAAGAACTTTGATGCACAGTTTGAAAAATTAAAATCACAACTAAAAACTAAACTACAAGGAAATCCAGCAGGACAAAAGATTCTTGCAGGAGTTGAAAAGTGGGGAGGTTTTGCAAAAGACAATCCAGCCAAGAGTGCATTTATTATTGGTGCAATGACATCAGTACTTGCATTTGCAAGTGGTGGTATTTTAAGTGGTGCCGCAATTGGTTTCTTCTTAAAGTTAGCAAACAACACTATTAAAGGCGATAAACTTTCAACAGCAATGGCCAAAGGTGTTAAAGGCGCGGCAATTGGTGCTATTGCAGGTGCGTTGGGCGATGCAATTGGCGGTGCGGCAGAAGATATGTTCCCACCAGAAATTACACAAACGTTTATGACTACGAATGGTGAGATTGACATAACACAATTAGATGCTATGGCAGATGGTGTTAGTATCGAAGACTTAGATTCAGAGGACATTAAAGAACTTATTCAGTCAAGACAAGCACTATTACAAGTTATACCTAAAGTAGATGGTGAAGCATCAGAAGTATTAGATCAACAACTTAAAGCATTGAACGACAAGATATTTGAACTTGAGCCGGACGGTGCAAACGCGGCAGAAGCCATTGACAATCTTCAAGACAAGTTTGGTATTGAAGGTAAAGGTGTTGACATTGTTGTAAAACAAAACGTTACAGGTGATGCAAACGTTAATTTAGCAGATCCAGATAAGTTAGGTGATGAAGGCGACTACGGTTCAGAACCTGAGCAAAACGTAGGTGGTACTGGCAAAGACACAGTTGACACAACAAGCACTGCTGATCCAGACGGAGATGTAGGTGCTGAAGGTACAGTAAAAGCAACATACAGTTCGGAAGAAATGAATGAACTTGGTATGGATACTTCTAATCAACCAGAAAGTAAACTTATTGCAGATGCAGTAACAGATACAGATTTAACACCGGCTGAAGTTGAAAAACTACAGCAAGTATACCAAATGGAAAAAGCCATTGAGAACAGAAAGTTCTTAGGTTACAAAATGTCAGCAGAAACATCTATGAAAGATTACATGGGTGGAGAAGCAAAAGTTATTGATGGACTTGAAGGAGAATATACAGCAGGTTCAACATTTAAGAAAGAAATTACAGCAAGTTTTGAAGGCACTGATAAACCTTGGACTGCAATGGTTACTGGTTCAGTTGAAGGTGTAGACGCAGACGGAAACATTGTTTATTCATATTCAAATGTATTTGTTGGTCCAGATGTAATGGACAGTAGTTTCTGGGATATCTTAGATAAACTACCAGAAGCAAAACAAGAAGAAATAATGAAAGCGTTTGACACATGGCGTGAAACAGCAGACATGGAAACAAGCATTGATGACTTCAAAGCACAAATGGCAGAAAAAGTTATGCAAGGTGCGGCGGCAGTTGCACTTGGTGGTGCATTAGCAAAAGCAGAATATGTAGAACCAGACAAAGCAAAGAAAGAATCAAGAGTTTATAAAACAGCAGAACAATTAGAAGATGAATACTTTGATCTATTTGAAGACTACAGATTAGATGAAATAGACATCAAAGGTATGGCCAAGAAAGCCGCGGCAGGTGCGGCTAACATTACCAAAGCGGCGGCTAAAGGTACAGGTAAAGCAGTAGGCGCTGGCTTAGACAAAGCAGGTGCAGTAGCAAATAAAGGCATTGGCAAGGCAGTTGGTGCAGTTAAATCAGGTGCGGCTAAAGCAGGTAAAGAATTAGGACAGAAAGTTACATACGCTAAACTTGAAAAAGATTGGAAAAAAGCAGGCGAACCAACAGACGTAGGATCCATTGCAAAAATACTTTCAGACAGAGGTATGAGTGACGAACAAATTGGTACTGTTGCAACAAACACAGGACAAGCAGATCTTAAAGTACAAGGTGCAGAGAAAAGCACAGCAAGTTCAGGCGGCGTTGGCGGCGGAACTAAAGGTGACGATGAAAAAGCACCAGAACCTGGCAAAGATGCAGGAGCAAAAACAGGAGGCGTAGGCGGTGGTGCCGCAGGCGCAGGTGGTGGAGCAGGTGCTTCAGCATCAAGTCCAGATCCTAAAGCAGACAAAGACGGTGATGGAAAAGCAGACGGCGATAGTGCTTCAACACTACAAGGTAAGGCTTCCGGAGATCCATTTAACGATGGACCGTTTGACATGAAGTCAAGTCCACCTAAAGGTACAAACGCAGGTGCAACTAAAGACGACTTTGAATGGAAAGGCGCACAGTGGATTAGTAAATCTACAGGTAAAGTTGCAGACAAAGGAACTGCGGCAAAACTTGGTAATCCTAAGATGGACGAATTAATTAGACAAATTCAAGATAAAGGTCAAGTTGATCTTGCAGTAGCATATCTAAGTGGCGGGGGCGATGCAACAGCAAAAGCACCAGCAGGTGGAAAACCAGCGGCACCTGGAAAATCAGCGGCTTCTAAAAGACCAGACCAAAGATTCCAACAACAACCAACAGTGTAAATTTAAAAGAAAGGTAACCCAGACTTCTTAGTGGTTTCCATATGATCCTCTACGATCTTCTTGACCATGTCTCGATCTTCAGGACCCATATCATATGCTTCATTGAGAGTTACTCCTCCCCGCATATACCAAACAAGTTTTAGGATATTGTGTTTAAGTTCTTTAGCATCGCCCTCAAGTTTTTTAACTTCGGACTGTATTTTGTCAAGAGGCCATTGTGCTATTTGCGTACGAAAAAATTTGATTGATCAAACGCTATTGGTACTTCCCATGAGTCCGGAGCGCCTGCCTTCTTCTCATCTTCCGATGCTTGTGCAATTAACGGTTTAAGAGCATATTCATTTCTCTTTTTCTCAATAGCACTTTTAACACC